AAAACCTTCCAGGTAACTATGCAGTATCAGTACTTTAATATTAACGCGTTCTAATTTATTATTTTTTTTAACCTGGGTGAGTGTATGCTCACTCTTAATACAGGTTTAAAGGTGGAGTTAATATAATGGCATTATCCTTGTTTGGATTTACAATTGGGAAAGAGGACAAGCAGCCGGGGCTAAAAGCGCAATCTTTTATTACCCCAGCTGCCGATGATGGAGCATCGACCGTCTCATCTGGGGGCTATTTTGGCACCTATGTGGACATCGATGCATCCACTCGTTCTGAATCAGAATTAATTTCTCGTTATAGAGAAATTTCCAACTACCCCGATTGTGACACCGCCATAGAAGAAATCGTAACTGAGGCAATATCTGCCCTGGATAGCGAGGCACCAGTAAGGCTAGACTTAGAGAGTCTGGATCTTTCTGATAGTATAAAAGAAAAAATCAATACCGAGTTTGAAACTGTACTTATATTATTGGACTTTAAAGACAAAGCCCATGATATATTTCGACGCTGGTATGTGGATGGTCGTCTATACTATCAAAAAGTTATTAATACAGCCCAAACAAAAAAGGGCATTCAAGAATTAAGATACATTGATCCCCGTAAGATAAGAAAAGTACGCGAGATTAAAAAAGACAGATTACCCTCAGGTATTGAGGTGGTTAAAACCATAGAAGAATTTTTTATATTTAACGAAAAAGGTCTAACCAGTCACCCTGGCTCTACTCCCTCCACCGTTAATGCAGGGTTAAAAATAACCCCTGACACTATTACATTCTGCCCATCTGGTCTATTGGATCTAGATAACAATGTGGTACTGGGATATCTGCACAAAGCAATTAAACCAGTCAATCAATTAAAGATGATGGCTGACTCCCTGGTCATTTATAGACTGAGCAGGGCTCCAGAGAGAAGAATATTTTATATCGATGTGGGCAACCTACCCAAGTTGAAAGCCGAGCAGTACATGAAAGATATCATGGCGCGGTATCGTAATAAAATTGTTTATGATTCATCTACCGGCGAAATAAAAGACGATCGTAAGTTTATGACAATGCTGGAAGACTTTTGGCTTCCTCGTCGCGAGGGGGGTAGAGGTACGGAGATCACCACCCTTCCAGGAGGAGAAAACTTAGGTCAAATTGCCGATATTGAATACTTTCAAAATAAAGTATATCAATCCCTCAACGTACCCACGTCTAGGTTTAAGGAGCAATCATCAGGATTTAACTTTGGTAGACAGGCAGAAATATCCAGAGATGAATTAAAATTTGCTAAGTTTATCGGTCGTATCCGCAGAAAATTTAATCTATTGTTTAATGACATCTTAAAGACCCAGCTTGTATTAAAGGGTGTGATTACAGTTGAAGACTGGGATGAGATTAAAGAAAAACTTAATTATAAATATGCACAGGACCAGTACTACCAGGAAATGAAAGAGGCGGAAAATTTACGCAATCGAGTAGATGTTCTTAATCAGATGTCACCCTATGTGGGTATGTATTTTAGTAAAGAGTATATTCGTAAAAATATACTTAAGTTAACAAATGATGAAATAGAGCAAATTGCTCAAGAGAATAAAAAAGACCCGGTGGAAATTCAACCAGGTATGCCGGGGTCAGATCAGGCAGCAGCTCTAAGTCGGGAAACTTCCGCCGGCTAATAGGTATAAATAAACTATAGGAATAATATTATGGATACTCAAGAAACTATTAACAAATTGGTAGATGATATAATCGCTGGTAACAATTCAGAAGCCAAGGATGGGTTTGAAAGTGCTTTAGGTATGAAGATTACAGCTGCAATGGATAGTAAAAAACAAGATTTAGCCAGATCAACTTATACACAAACAGAAGATGGAACAGAAGAATAAACAAATCCTGGAGCTTTCCAACAACCTTCTTTCGCGTTATAAAAAGAACGCTGGAGCATCTGCCAGCGCAGCCGATGCAAGCGGTGATATAGCAAAGGGAAATAAAAGATTTTCCGGTATCATGAAAGCAACTAGAAAACAATTTAGTAATGATGCAAAGAAAAGTGTGGCGGAAGGCTTTAGCAAATTAACCCCGCAACAAAAAGCACACGAATATAATTTAGATTCAGCACAAAGAGAAATGGATCGCCGTCATCATCAAGGCGAAGATATGACTGGTGCTAAGATTGATAAAAAAACTTATAAAATTATTAAACCTAAAAAGCAAGGTATGGCAGAAGCCAAAGACCCTCGCGAGTATGACTATGAAGGCGATATGGCCAAGAGCCAACTTCGTTCAATTATTGCTAATGCACAATCGGTTCATGATATGCTGGAAGATACCACAAATATAGCCGAATGGGTGCAGAGTAAAATAACCCTGTCTGCTGATTACATTAGTACGGTGGCTGATTATATGCAAAGCGAAGTTAATGAAAAGGCAGAGCAAGGTGTGGCGGAAGGTATAAAGTCTAAGATAGCAGGGATAGCTCTATCTGCTCTTGCCGCTCATGGAGCCGCTCATGGCAGAGTAACTGGTGATGGCCAAGGAGGTTATACAGGAGGGTATAAGCCAACTGCAACAGCAACTGCAAGCACTCCTTCTGACAATAAACCTGCTGCAGCATCTCCATCAGGCTTTAGTAAAGAATATTTACAACAAGCAGCTGACCCAAATCGTTTTGGAAGACATATGATTAGTGTTGAAAAAGCAGCTGAACTTCTTAAAAATATGAAAGAAGAAACGGTTCTAGAAACTAAAGGCGCACCTAAAGGCTTTCACTTTACCAAAGATGGTAAACTCAAGCGCGGAGATGCTGATCAAGACGGCAATGGCGGACCTATGCTTCGTACTGATCCATTAGATAAGCAACGTAATAAGGTACCTGCAGTCTCAGAAGGAACGAATAACACGTTTAAAAGTTTTCGCAATCAACTTGCTGAAAAACATTTAACCCCTGCAGAGATGAAGAAGCGCGAAGAAGTAGCTAAAGCTATGGAGCGTGAGCAACCCGGTATGCCAATGGGTAAGAAAATGGCCATAGCCACAGCTACTGCTAAAAAAGCAGCTTAAAAAAATAAGGTAACCTATGCCAATTCAAGCAGCATATTTAAAAATCACCCGACGACAAGCAGTTGTTAAATTAACTGGGACGGGTCAATATACTATTGATCTTGCAAACCTAGTACACACATCGGCCTCAACAGGCCTAGTTCCAACTACGCAGTCCTTTACCAGAGCCAACTGTATATGCACCATATCCGATATCGCATATGATGTATCTGCTGCACAAAGTAATGTAACCCGAGGCAGTAATATTATCTGGGCCATGACTCCAGGTCCTGGGGCTTTTAACTTTACACAAAACATAGGTGTGGCCTTGGATCAAGACGCCAATGCCAATGTAATCATTAATATTGCTGGTTCCTCCGATGGTGCAGTAATCCTGCAGTTCTCCAAAGGACTTGGCTTTAATGATGTTAACCTACAAAACGTTGGAAGGTAATGGTATGAAGCTAATTACAGAACAACTGCAGGACATTAAGTACCTTACAGAGAAAAAAGAAGACGGTTCCAATAACGTCTTTATTGAAGGTATTTTTATGCAGGCAGAAAAGCCTAATAAGAATGGCCGTATGTATCCCATGGGAATAATGGAGAAAGAAATAACCAGATTTCAAGATATGATCAATGAAAAAAGATCCTTGGGAGAATTAGGTCATCCTCCAAACCCATCAATCAATCTTAATCAGGTGTCGCATCTAATTACCAGTTTAAAATTTGAAGGTAATAATGTACATGGCAGGGCTAAGATACTAGATACCCCTATGGGTAAGATAGCTAAGAATTTTATTGAAGAAGGTGTTCGTTTAGGGGTATCGTCCAGGGGGCTGGGATCTCTTAAGGAAAAGAATGGTATAAATGAGGTGCAAGATGATTTTCACCTAGCCACCGTAGACATTGTAGCAGACCCGAGCGCCCCCGATGCTTTTGTTCAGGGCATTATGGAATCAGCAGAATGGATACTAGAGAATGGAATGTGGAAGACAGTACAGATAGAAAATGCACAAACCAAAATTAGAAAAGCTTCTAAAGCAGATCTAAATAAAGTAAAACTACAAGTTTTTGAATCGTTCTTACGAACTATCAAGTAACTAAAAAGTATAAATATAACAGTAATTTTCACTCTTAGGAGACCAGGATGTCAGTTGAAGCAAAAATTAAAGAGCTATTAGGACGCAAGGGCGACTCCGAGCAATTGACCGAGGAATCTCATACAGATGCTACCTCAGGTATGAGCGGTGTTAACAACAATGCGGGTAAGTCTATGAAGAGAGATTCTTCCAAAGCTGGTACGCCTACTATTGCCGGAGACACCACACAACCTAGACAGGGCAGTTCTGCTGATGCCGAAGTTGATGATTTGGATGATGCTACTACAGCAGGGCCAAAGGTATCAGCTAAAGCGTCTAAGCAACCCGTTCCTATGATGAAGGGTGATGCTAAGTCTATGAAGACCCAGGCCAATGAGGAAGCAGAAGAAGATGAAGAAGAAATGATTGAAGAAGAATCAATTGACATTAAAAGTCAATTAATGTCTATCTTTGGTGAAGACTTATCGGAAGAATTTACCTCCAAAGCAACCTCCATCTTTGAAGCCGCCGTCATTGCTCGTGTAAATGATGAGATGGAAAGAGTTACAAGTAAATTAGAAGAGCAGGCTGTAGAACAACTAATCGAATACAAAGATGCTCTGGTAGAAAAAGTAGACGGTTATCTCAACTATGTAGTTGAGCAGTGGATGGAAGAAAATACTCTTGCCATTGAAAACGGTCTTAGAACTGAAATTGCTGAAGACTTTATCTCCGGACTTAAGACTCTATTTAAAGAGCACTACATTGAAGTTCCAGAAGAAAAATACGATGTAATGGAAGAGCTTCAAGCGACTGCTGAAAGTCTAACTACTGAGCTTGATGAAGCGGTAACCGTAAATATTGAGCTGGTTAAAGAGCTGAACGAACTAAAACGCGATCAAATCTTTGATGAGCAAACAAAGGATCTGGCTTCAACGGAAGTTGAAAAACTAAAAAGACTCGTTGAGGGTGTTGAATTAGAGTCAGAAGATCTATATCGTG